GACTTACCATACACTTGACGAATACGTTGTAGCTTCTCCATAAACTCATGTTGCATATTGTTTTCGCCAGTGGCTTTACAATCAAACTCCGCTTTTGTAAAGTTAGGGTACTTTGTCCAATCAGCTTTCATATTACTTCTCCGATAGTTTATCTATCTTTTCTTCTAACTTGTCAAACCTTTGGTGTACACCAGAAGTTACTTTGTCTAAGTCATCTCGTTTAACATACGTTCCTGCGACTAACACTTCTATGTGTTGCACTTTATCTGCCAGAGTGGTATCTGCTTTTTGTAAAGCTTCAATAGATGATTTAAGATTATTCAAAATCCACCCTCCCATAGCCCCTGCTACTGCAAATAATATGTTAATAAAAGTTTGAGCATCCATTACTATTCCTTTAGGTCATTGTGTTATTTTTCCTTTAATCCCTCTTTGGGGACTATGCTGCATATCTTGCTTTAATTTCTGCTACCTTATCTAACCATACTTGTTGTTCTACTTCACCACGTTGCCATTTAAAAAACAATGGGTCTGATTCAGCACGATATGCTTCTAAACGTAGTTGCTCATTTTCAGCCTCTTGTTGTAAAGCAATTTCTTCTGGTGTAGGTGCAATAGGTTCTGGGTCTGGAATCCAACCTAGCCAGTAACCATCATTTTCCCAAATATAGTCTTGTGTAACTTCAGCAGGATATGATGTACCTGTAATATTTCCATAAGTACGTGGCGACCAGTTAAGTGTCTTTATAACTTCCACATTGTTTTGTTTTAGAACATATGACATTTAATTTACCTCAATGTAAAAAGACATTAGCATATTAGCAGTACCAGCATCACCTAAATCCACTGTAACATCTGCGGGAGATGAATTATAAATTTTATACTTACCTTGTTGCCCGCCATTCACTACTGAGCCGTCTTCTGTTGGTGAAAAACTTACTCCAGTAGTGTTTCTATAAAATGCTAGCACCACTAGAGGTGGGCTACCACTTGCAGATGTCACGGTTTGAGCAGTTGGGTCTCCATCAGTTGATTGAAAGTCAACATCATAAGCAATAGAGCTAGTAGCTCCATTTGTAGAAAAAACTATTAATATTTTATTAACAGTATTATTTACAGACATTCCTGTAATTGTTGCTCCTGCCTCTGTTCCATTTGCAATTTTCATTGATACAATTACACGTCTATTGGTACTAAATGTTTGGTTAATAATTGCTGGAGAACCAAACCCAGATGGAATAACTGCTGTTGGAATGGTAGTGTTATTAGCAGCACTATCATACAAAACTAATAAATCACCTGCAACAATACCACTAGGAGCTACAATAGTTCCTGCTGTATTTGTACTGGTTGCAGAAGCCCTAAATGCAATAGTTTGTCCACTTAATGGAGCATTTGCACCTAATATTTTAAGAATATTCATTAAGGTTTGCCTACTTCAACACCATAAATTGTTGTGCCAACTTCCCACAATAATACCCAAGTAAATCCTGTTGTTGCTAGTGTTGGAGCAGATGCAGTTCCTCCAGCTTTAACCCAAGTAACTGGTATAGATGTCCATGTAATAGTAAATGCTGTGCCGTCATCAATACCAAGTAATACACACTGTCCTGCTTCAAAGTTTGTAGCTACTGGAGTTCTGTTTGCGCCTAAAGTAATAGTTTGAATAGAACCATTTGCAGGGTCAATTTGAAATCCTGCGGCATCAGTAATTGTAAATACTGTATCTTTTAATTCTTTAAATGTTTGTTGCTGCGTCCAAGAGTTAGCAGTTCCAACATATCCAAAGTTATCATCAGACAAGGCTGTATCAAATTGAGCTTTAGTGCCTGATAGAGTATTGCTTGTTAAGTTTACTGTTTTGTTGGTTAAAGTAACACTACCTGTATCAGTTACAAAGCCACCAGAGCCGTTTGCCGCTACACCTAAAGCTGTTACAACACCTGTACCAGTAGTAACCGTAGAAGGAGCTACACCAGCACCACCACCAACAACTAAAGCATTAGCTGCTAAAGCCGCAGAGGTTGCCCAGGTTGATGCACTTGAAAAATAAGGAATACCACCAGATGTACCAGCAATAGTAAACGCAGGAGTTGTAGTTCCTGTTGCAACAGATACAATACCACCAGTCCAACTAACTGAAGTAACTGTGCCATTTCCTGTACCTGCGCCGATAGCGGTTCGAAAATCAGACGCAATTAATGCGCTAACTGTGTTATCAGCGTTAAATCTAGGAAATGTGATAGCGCTAGGATTAGTTAATGTAAATACATTAGAGCCTACTGTGGTTGCGCCTAAGTTTGTTCTTGCCGTTGGAGCAGAAGTTGCGCCTGTACCTCCATTAGCAATTGCTAAAGTGCCAGCTAACGTAACTGCTCCAGTTGTACCAGTGCTAGGAGTAAGTCCTGTAGTTCCTGCTGAAAACGATGATACGCCAGTAGAAGGTGTTAGTACTGTCTGCCACGTAGGTGCGGCTGCACTGCCATTTGAAACAATAGCTTGAGTAGATGCTGTACCGTAGTTAGCTCCTGAAAGTCCGATAGCACCATCTGCTGAAATGCGAAAACGTTCTGTGTTGTTAGTAACGAATGTAGTAACAAATGCACCAGTAGAACCAATATAAGCACCGCCATCAGTATATAAATACGCGTTATTAGCATCGGTCGTAATAAATTGATTTTTTAATCCAGACCCGCCTACTGCAACTTTATATCCGCCAGTTGATGTTACTCCAATACCTACATTACCACTTGTATCAATCCTTACTCGCTCAGAGCCGCCAGTGTAGAAGGTCATTGGTAGATATGTGCCTGTGCCACGAATACTTGATTCAAGCACTGTTATTCCGTTTGTACCGTTAGCAACTATGCCTATATAAGATGAATTAGTTGGGTCTGTATTATCGTATGCTTGATAAGTAGAAACTCTTGATGTGCCATTTGGCAAAGCATTTACTGCCGTTGCCCCGTTTGTTGTACTAGATTGAAACGCAACACGATTAGTTTGAGTAGCATTACTAAAGTCACCAGTGATGCGGTTGCCTGTTCCTGTAAATGAAACATTACCTGATAATCCTGAAAGTGATGTTATATCGGAGTTTGCACCACTTGCCGCAACTCCAGTAGTTTTAGCTAATGACACTGCTCCGTTATCTATAGTCCAAACTGTACCAGAAGAAGATACTGTAATGTCGCCTTTATCCCCGTCAGAAATACCACCTGCGGTTGATGCAATAGTAATTGTACCATCACCATTAGTAATAGTAACCCCAGTTCCGGCAGTTAATCTAGCATTTTTCCAAACACCTACAGTGGCATCATAGATTAATGTTTGACCTGCTAATTTTGCTCCCATTAATACATCGTGGATTTCTTCTAATTCATATCCATTTTGGATATTAACAAAGATACTTCCTACAGAAGCATGCTGTCTTACACACCAACCTAAGAATACAGAATTATTTGGGGCAGTTGGGCGAGTAGTAGTGATTGCCCCTGCTACACTAGGAGATAGCCAGAGAGCCGCTCCTTCTGCAAAAGCAGATGTATTTAAGTCTCGAACTAAACCAAGTACAGTAGCAAAGCCTGATTGATTATCAGCAATACTTTCAGTAACGATAGCTAATGTTTTACTAGAAGTAACTTCACTATTAGCTTGTGCTAAACCTACATCTAAGTGATTCCCTGTACTACCCAATACATAAACCACTTGTCCATCAACTAAGGTACTACCTGTAGTATTTGTAACACGCACAACGTGCTCTTGACCTACTTGTAAAGTAACATCTTCCCCTTTAAGAATTAAATCTAAAGTGCCATCTGTGTCATTCCAAGTAAAAGTACCAGCAGTATTACCACTACCAGAAACTTGTAAAGAATCAACAACTACGTCAGCAAGTGTAACACTATCTAATGGTTGAACAGCACTGTCTGCTAAAACTCCTTGAGCGGCTGTAGCAAAATCAGTGGTAGAAGCAACCGCAGCAGTACCTAAACCAAGTGTAGTACGCTGGTCTGAGGCTGTAGCATCATCTAAGAGTGCTTTACCTTGTGGGGTAATATCACCACCAAGTTTAGTGGTAGTTACAACACCCACATCTATAGTCCAAGTATCACCTCCATTGGTTACGGTAATATCACCCTTATCGCCATCAATGTTGAATACTTGAGTAGCAGTTCCGGTACTTTCAGAGCCTCTATAGATTGCCATATATTATCCTACTCAGATTCTTTAGTTGTTTTCTTTTTTGAAGTTTCTTTAACTTCCTCTACAACATCTTCTACAACTTCGTATTGTGGATGCTCTAGCATACTGATAATATCTACTGGTTGTGTAAACTCTACTACTGAACCAGATACTTTACATTTGAATTTCATAATCTCTCCTTGTGCAAATTAAACAACCCACTATTGCTAATGGGTTGTTGAGTTACACTAAGCTGGTACAGCTAAAGCGAAGCATGAGTTATCACGCAACTCTTTAACACCGTACAAGGTATCTGCTGTGTACAATGTAGCCAGATATTCTTGTTTGTATTGAGTTTGTGAACGAACACCCATTTGTTCTACTAATACAGCAGCATCTTTATGACCTAACAAAGCGATACGGCAAGCAGTAGAACCAGAAGTAGTATCAGCGTTGCTTGAAACAAACACTGGAATACCATACAAGTTACCAATTTCACCATTACGGATTGTGTTGCCATTACCTACTTCACCAACGAAAGCTTGCTCTGTGTAACGAGCTAAACCCATCAATGTGTTACGAGCTGAAGGAGGAATGATTAAGAAACGACCATCCATTGGTACATCGTTGTCATCAAGACGTTGGATAGTACGACGGATAGCAGCATCAGTAAGAGCACCTAAACCAGTGTTAGCACCAGCTACATAAGCAGTAGTACCATCAGCACCAGAGTAAGCACCAGCATATGCTGAGTTGGCCGCATTACCCCCATTGAAGCCACGACCTAATTGAATCAATGATGAATCAACTTGTTTACCCAAAGCATAACCAGCGTCATCTGTGTAGAAACGACGTAGGCTAGACAATGATTGAACTTCTGTGATGTCTTCAATCAAGTTTGAGTATTCGTAGTGCTTATCAATCAACACTGGAATCAATGAGCTTGATGTTGAGTTCAGAGTAACTTGTGCTTCTGAACCTTTTAAGTTTGCAGAGCCACGTGTAGGTACAGGGATATTTACTGTATCGCCTTTTTTACCTTTGAATGACATTTTTTTGAATACATTAGCTGCAACTAATGATTTTTTATAAGCAGCAACAATCTCGTCACTCCAAATCTCTGGAATAAACGCTGCGCCTGTGGTGTTAGTAATACTGTTGGTTGGACTAAATTCGCCTGCCATGATAATTTCCTTTAAGTAATGTTTTAAATAACCCTACCCTCTTGATACGCCTTCATAATTTCAGAAGACATCGCATCATAGCGGTCTGGGTCTGTTTGCATAAGTTTAATAATATCAGCCCTACGATATTTCTTTTTGGCAACACTGTCAGTTGCGCCTTGTGTATTGACACTAGCAGCCTTTAATTGCTGTTGTCTATCCACTTTAGTAGTTTCTGCTACTGTTTTAGCGACACTTTGACGTTCTTCCCAAGTAGAAAGCAATTCATCTGCTGCATCAAAATCAAACTGTGTTTCTGCTCTTGCGTACATCTCCATACGAATACGTGAGGATTTTACCCAATCTGCAAAAGCAGGGTCTTGGATAGTATCTAAGTAGTTAGGGTGCTTAGCACCAATCTTACCTAATACCTCTTGTTGTCGCATAGCCATAGAAGCTTGTTGAGCTTCTTTAATGCTTGGATGGTTCTCAATAGCTTTCTTAACAGCAGACTTTGGGTCAACAAAGAACGCATCATCGTCTAGTTCTGGTTCTTCTTTTTTGGCTTCTTTTAAAGTTTGTGCTTTAATAAAGTCATCTACTACTTTACGCAGTTCCCCAACTTCACTGCCCTGTTTGCCAATCAGCTTTTCAGCCTCAGTGTGCATAGCGGCAATTTCTTTTGCGGTTTTTCCACGGTATTTCTCTGGTAGGTCGTCCTCTACAGGAGTTTCCTCTGCTACCTCTAAGTCCTCTAAACCAGATGTAGTATCTTCATTTAAAACTTCTTCAATTAGTGCCATATATTATTTCTCCGATGCTTTTAAAGCATTTCTGAAAGGATTTTCACCCTGTCGGTTTAAATTAGTTTGCGAGTAACCAACTTTCTGCAAACCTCTATTCTGTTGGGTCAGAGCGTTTTCTCTCTTGTGCCAACTTCTCACGATGCTTTTTCTCAAACTGGGCATACGCCCCCGGAAAAGCACCAGTTATTCCCTCAAGTTTAATAGTCGGGGCAGTAATTATCTTATCTGCTTGCCCACCACATGAAGGACATTCTGCTAATTGAGTGTACTCAGTGTACTTCTCAAAAGTATCTTTGCAATCTCTACAAGTAAAATTATATAAAACTCTCATTTAACTCCTCATAAGTTTTTTCACTTAACTCTTTAAGGTTTATCACCCAGTTTAAGATGTCTATTTGACCTTGTCGTTTATGAAACTCATCTACAGAGTTTATGGTAGTAACATTATTGTATGTAGCTATCATTTCCTTTACATCTTCTATCAAATCCAGCCAACCTTGACTGGACATCATAGTAAATCGCTCATTGTAGTATTTTTCTAGCTCTGGGGTCATTGACTTTTCCAGTTAATTATGTTATGTATATAATTATAACAGAAAAGTTAGCCGTTGTCAAGACTATTTTGCATTTGTTTGTTGACAATCTCTAAATTCTGTGCTAAGTCTTGCTCTTTAAGGTTAATCTCTTTCTCTTTCATCATTAACTCAGCAATTTTAGCCCTACGTTCAAACTCTTTATCGTCAGCATCACCTTGTTTGATATTGGTTGACAAGGCAGCCACTAAGCGAGCTTTGCTTTCTTCTGGCATAAGCTGTGTTTCAACCATAATTTGCTGTGTTTCAGCTTGTTTCTTAGCCGCATTAGCAGATAGGTCAGCAATCGTAGCTTTAGCGGTCTCAAGTTGTACTTGCATAGCCAACATTTCTTGCTGTTGTTGCTGTGGATTAGGTTCTTGTGATTGGGCAAGCATCTGTAGAAGTTGCTGTTTGTTTGGTAATGAGCTACCTTCAATAACACCTTGCATCAAGATAGGCATTAATGGGTTATCAGCACCAATAGTTTTCATCAAATTAATAAATTGTAGCTGTTCTACCTCACGAGCAAGCATACCAAGTGTACCAGTAGGGATAAACTTGAAGTCTTTTACTGGGAAGTTCTCGCTATCAAACTGCATGAAACGCCAAGCCGCTTTCTCTACGAAAGGGATTAAGAAATTCTCTTGGAAATTTACTAATGTGCGTTTGTTTTTCTTAATGATACCAGACAAGGCAATAGACAGGTTATTACCCACAGCTTGTGTTGACATCAATGAAGTGTCGGCTGTACCTGTAGCTTGTAACAGCATACTGTTAAATATCTCTGCTGTCTGTACATTCTGTCCATCAGTAGAACCAAACTTGAATGGTGTAAGGATTTCTGCTGGATTACCATTGGTAAGAATAGTTTTACCCGGACGGATTTCAAACTTAGCCCCACGAGGCATACGTGTTGCGTCCATAGCCATCATTGGCACTGTAGTTAATGCTAAGCTATCAAGGTGACTACGAAGTTGTGCGTCAATAGCCATTTGCATATTAAATGCTTTTTCAGCAATTCCACGACCCCAGAACCTACCCGGCACAGTGTCATCTTGGTAAGCCACTACTGGACGGTCTTTCATCATGTAGGGGGAGCGTTCTGCTTTTAGTAAATCTGTGTCGTTAGCAATAACAACAATAGCCTCTACTAAGTTAGTGTACTCTTTTACAAGTTCACCAGCATCCTCATTAAATAAATCAACGACTTCTTCACCCTCTTCGGTTAAATACTTCTCAGGCACTAAGCCGTAATAGCGAACAATCTTGATACGGTCATCATCATACTCTTCGTCAACGCTAGATGCTTCTAGTTCACTGTCTGGTGAGGATTCGTCTGCTAGTTTATTGTCTTTGTAAATGCCGTCTTCAATACCTTTGGCAATAATGTGAGCACCAACAAACTCTTCAATAGCTACACCCATAGCCTCTTCAATAGTAACAGCCGTAGGGTCAATGATGAAGTTACGTGGGTGAATTGGTTTTAACTCTACAGAGATTTTAGTTGTCTCTGATACACCTACAGCCATAGCATCAATGTCTGGCATAGGTTGTGTTGCTGGTACAAGTTCTTTAATTTCTTTGGTTAAGATTTCACCAACACCAGTGCCGTAGATAGATGCCATTAAGACAATATCAGATACATTCTTACGGAGTTTGTTTTTTTTAAAACACTCCTTCATGTAGCGTTTAACATATTCAATGTCAGTTTTGTCTTGGTCTTGCATATCATCATCGATGTCAAACAAGTCAGCTCCAGCTCCCCAGAGTGCTTCTTCAATCTCAGATGTGTGGTTCTCAATCGCCTGTTGCGTAGCGGGTGAGATTATTTTAGAACGTTCAGAATCTCGGACACGGTCTTGTCCATCCCAGACACCTCGCCAGATACGTTCGTACTTCTTCCAATCTTCACGATAGTTGTCATCCCGATGGTCTTTCCATTCGGTAACGTTATCAATAACCCAACTAACTAATTTATTTTCCATTTTAGTATCCACTAATAAAATCTAAAGGTTCATACTCTTCTTCTTCGTAATCTACGAAGTAATCCACTACTTGAATCTGGTCAATGTATGCCAGAGCATCAATCAAGTCATCATGCAACTGTGCGTTAGGGAAGTTTACAAGTTGGTCAACAAACTCGTTATTCCACTCACCAAAGTTTAATGTAACTTTTTGGTTTTCAAATCTACCTTGCAAAGCCCAGACAATCCTATCTGTTTTCTTTTGATTGCCATGAGTGACATCGTCAATACGGAAGTAGCGATTGTGCCTACGCATAAGGTCAGTAAGATATGGGAGAGTTGCATTTTTTAAACTACCTTTCTCAATACCCACCGCAGTAGGCTCGTACTTAACAACCGCTCGCATAATCTGGCTACACGTCTCTTGAATATCCCAGCGTCCATGTAATATGTCAGCTACCCACCAACCACCTTGATGCACTTTAACAACAGCAATAGCCGTCTCATCCAACTTCTTATTTTTATTGCCAGATTCTTTGTCAACGTTAATAAAGCCAGCCAAGTCAACTGCTACAAAGTATCTACCATCTTTAGGTTCTTCGTCATCAAAGACAACCCACTCTTCTTTAAACAAATCACGACTAGCCGCTTCAAAGCTAGACATAAACTCTTGTCTGAACGCAAAGCTTGACATACTGCCTTTAGCAGCATCAATCTCTTTCTTAGGGATTAGTGGATTGTCGTAAGATGTGTAATGGAACGCAGTCCACTCTTCATCTTTGTTACTCTCCCCTAATTTAAATATCTCGTAGAAATGGTTTCTACCTTTAGGTGTACCAATGAACATGGCACTACCTTGTACGTCAGCCAAAGCAGGACGCAAGATTTGTTCCCACACGTTTGGCTTCATGTCAGCATATTCATCCAGTACAACGTAGGCTAAACCCACACCACGTAGTGTATCTGGTCTATCAGAACCTTTTAGGTAAATCTTCCTGCCATTAACTAAAGTGAGTACAGCCGTATTCTCATGTGCCGCAGAGATAACTTCATGCCCTAGTTCTTTGAGCATCCCCCACATAATGTCTTTAGCTTGTTGGAATGTAGGTGCAACGTAGAAGCAATCTTTTTCAGTAGATTGTAAAGCTTGTATTAGTAATGTCCATGCTGCAAGACGTGACTTACCAAATC